TAAATAGCAACACAACGGGCGATTCCAACATAGCGGTTGGAAATTCATCTCTAAGTAGCAACACAACAGGCACTGCCAACATAGCGGTCGGGCCTTCATCTCTAAATAGCAATACAGAGGGCGGTTTCAACATAGCGGTTGGAAATTCATCTCTATTTAGCAACACAACGGGCAGTATCAACATAGCGGTCGGGCCTTCATCTCTACTTAACAACACAACGGGCGATTTCAACTTAGCGGTCGGGCCTTCATCTCTAAGTAGCAACACGACGGGCGGTAATAACATAGCGGTTGGGTCTTCATCTCTTACTAGCAACACGACGGGAACGGATAATGTGGCTTTGGGGCTGAATAGTTTAAACGGGAATGTTACCGCGAACGAAAGCGTGGCGATCGGTAATAATGCCCTACTAGCATCAGATACAATGAATAATACCGCAGTGGGCACGCGCGCCTTAAACACTCTTACGAGTGGTAGTAGTAACGTCGCTTTGGGGTGGGAGGCTGGTGCAACGGCAACAAACCTCCAGGGCTGCACATTATTGGGCCCTCAAACCTCTGCTACTAACGGTATAAACAATTCCGTTGCCATTGGGGCCAGCGCTTTTGTAAATACCTCTAATTCTATTTCTTTAGGGGTAGGGTCGGCGGGAGTGAGCAGCTTTGTCGGGATAGGTAACCCATCTCCTGCTTATGCCTTGGATATAGGGACATTTAACTCTCTTCCTCCTGAAATCAAGTTGCAAAATGACGCTACCACGCCTGCAGCACCTGTATCAGGAACAATAATAAGAACTGTAAGCAACGCTCTCCGTGTAGAAAGCGGTTCTCTTTCTAGAACCGGTATAGTCGTTACAGCGAATAACACTGGAGCAGCTCAAACCTGTGGTAGGGCTACTCTTGCTTCTGGGAATGTCACAGTCGCATCAACAGCTGTCACGGCTAACTCTATAATCGTAGCTACAAAACACTTCCCATCGAGTGACAATGATGGTGTTTTAAGGATCAGTGCTATCGTCCCCGGCGTCTCGTTTACGCTTACTTCTCACAAAGGAGGAGACACGTCTACAGTCAGCTGGATAATGGTGAACCCATAATGGCATTAGAGAAAAACAAAACAGGCAGTTATACCCAAGTAGGACCAGGAACTGAGCTATTTACTATAGATCTTGGCGTCGATGTAGTCGCAGTTATCAAGTACTTCTATTTCTCGATCGACGCAGGTCTAAACACGGCTATTGTCCGTATCACTGCCGATGCTATCCCTACGTTAGGTGGGGCAGGAAGATTCTATGCCTCAAATGGGAATGTCTCTTCTGCTGTCGTTGTGGATAATGATAGACAGGTTATCATTAGCGTAGATGCTGCAGACGCCCATGCACGGTACATAAATGTTTCTCTCCTGCAACCTGCTGGACAAGTATTCTCATATGCGATGAGCTATATAGAGATTCCACAAGTAGTACCGTCACCTTCTGCTAGTTTTTCAAACGATATCACTCAGTTCCAGAACGTACAGAATGCGCAGATATTCATTGCCCCTGCCAACGTTGCGACACTCATAAAGTCTATATATGTAACGAGAACGACCGGGACCCCAGTGGCTCATAAACTTTTTCTTAATACAGAACAATATTCTGATTTTGAGACACCAATAGCATCAGGGACAGTAGGATTTAATATGCCTATATATCTATCCCCTGGAGATGGTCTTTTTATAGCGACAGATGTTTTAAATGCCTCGGATAACATTGTGTACGTCTCTTACACGACGAATACGTAAGGAGATGTATGGCATTCGAACTTACATATCAAACTCTTTATGATACAATTTTATCGTATTTAGAGCGGGATGACTTAGACGTTAAAGATAATATTCCCGTCTTTATCATGCTCGGCCAAAGACGCATTTCCAAGGATTCTAAGACACTTGGCCTTGAGGTCTATATGACTGGCAACTTTACCCCCGGGAATGGTGTTCTTATAAAACCCGCCCGATGGAGGAGTACGATTACTTTCAACGTAGGGAGTAATGGCCCTGGATTTAACACCAGGAATCAATTGCTTCTTCGTAGTTATGAGTTCTGCCGCGAATATTGGCCTGATGACACAGAGACAGGATTTCCTAAGTATTTTTCTGATTACGGGTACAACAACTGGTTAATTGTTCCTACGCCCGATATAGCCTACCCATTTGAGGTGGCTTATTCAGAGCAATCACAGCCATTGGATCTAACCAATCAGACAAACTGGCTTACAGAGAACGCACCTGAATTGCTTATTTATGCTTCTCTTTTGGAAGCGATGATCTTTGTTAAAGACGATGAGCGTGTTCAAACTTACAAACAGTTCTATCTCGAAGCGCTTATCGGTCTTAACGCTGAAGATAAGGGCCGTATCACCGATCGTTATTCGAAAAGGACAAAAGATTAATGTCATATACAAATATTTTTGGTGGTACACCTATACAGCCCTCAGATGTTAGTTACCGCGAAATTACACTAACAGAGAATATAACTCTTGTTTGGCCCTCATCATTCGTTGACACAACAGAAGTCGTCGCAAAGTTAATGGACGTAATATCAAATGGAGATATATTTGACATCAATATGCCCTCAGCAATGCAGGTCTCTGTCGGCGAAAGCGTTATATATAAGAATATGGGTGTTCAGGCATTCACTGTATATGACGCCGGTGGCGGAGAGATTATCCAAATAGATCCTGGAGAAGCATTTTATATATATGTCAAAGACAATACGACTGACGCTGGGATTTGGGGAGTCACGCAGTATGGGACAGGGGCATCCACCGCAGACGCTTACACTTTAGAAGGGTTTGGGTTAACTACCCTAGCTGCAACACTCAATACGGAATTCAGTGTTGTCGAAAAAGATGACGACTATACAGTTAGTGCATTGGACCGAGCAACTCTCTTTAAATTTGTGGGAGGACAAGCAGCATTTACGTTGCCCTCCCCCGCAGGTGCAGGTATTGGTAACGGGTTCTTCTTTTCGATTCATAACATTAGTGCAGCAGGTCAATTAACAATCATTCCTACGGGAGTCGGCGTTCTTATAGATGGCTTCGCAAACTTTATCATGAGGCCTACAGAATCATCTTTCTTCGTGACAGATGGGGTAAATTGGTTCTCCCTTGGATATGGAAAATCTACGTTATTTACAGTAGGAATCCTAAATAAAGTTGTTATTGGCCCTGGACCAGTTGTCCTGACAACGGCCGAAGCAAACCTTTTAGTCCATCAATTCTCAGGTAACCTTACCGGAAACGTTCAGATCACCTATCCTAATGTTAACGCTCAATATTATGTGAAGAATGAGACTATAGGCGGTTTCAGCCTCATTCTAACAATAGCTGGGTCTGCGAACCCGATAACTCTCATCCCTGATGCATCTCTCATCCTTTATTCGGATGGGACTGATCTCCATAGTATCCCGACTGAAGCGCCGGGCTCTGTGGCTTTCGCAGATGGAACAGCAGCACAACCATCCATTCGTTTTGTCAGTGACCAGACAACGGGTATTTATTTAGATTCTCTAGGCAATCTCGGGATCTCTGCGTCAGGTAATCCAACCGTTATTATTGATGGCAATGATTTGGCAAGCTTTGTCCCTATAAATTCTTTTAATGGAGGGTATCTTGATTATGGGCGTAATCTCTATTCTTTAATACGAGCTTACGACAATGGCTGATCATAAAATATTACCCCTAAAGCCCACTCCTGGCATTCAAAGAGACCTGACACAATTCGACAGCACGGGCTACATAGACGGGCAATGGGTAAGATTCTATAAAGGATACCCTCGTAAAATAGGCGGATTTCAGCTCTTAACGCCAGGATCGACAGAAATCACAAGAACTCTGTTCTCTGTTAAGAAATCCGAATCATTCGACTTATATATGGGGAGAGAATCAGGGGTTACGGTCACTAATTATCTTGTTTCAGGAGCAGCATCCCCAGAGATAGACAGGACGCCTTTAGACTATGTTCCTCATGAGAATAACCAATGGTCGTTTGAACTATTCAACACCCAAGTAGATGGCGTACCTACTCTATTAATTTTTGCTCACGTAGCTCACAAAGCGCACGACATTAGCAACACGACAAATGGTGAACTTTATTATGGGGATGTTAATAGCACGGCTCCCTTGACGCGAGTATATCAAGACTCTCCCACAAACTTAGTTCCTCTTATATATAATGGCGGCATCGTTGCTGTTCCTCCGTTCTTATTCGCGTACGGAGACGGGGGTGTTGTTTCGTGGTCAAAATCGGGAAATCCTCTTATGTGGGACGATGTCGATATCGCATCCATCGCAGGAACGAAAATTGTTGCAGGGTGGCGAACAAGAGGGAGTACAGCCCCTACTGTATTATTTTGGTCATTAGATAGTCTTATCAGGGGGACATTTATTTCTGAGGATCTTGGGTTTAGCTTCAACACAATTGAAGATGATATATCAATATTATCTCCTAGAAGCATCATTAAATACGATCAGGTCTATTATTGGGTAGGAGCGGATCAATTCTATTACTACAACGGCGTGGTCCAAAGCATCACGAATACATTTTCGACAGATTGGTTTTTTAACAATTTAAATAAAGAACAATCAGCGAAAGTGTTTGGAGTCAGCATTCGGCGATACAATGAAATTTGGTGGTTCTACCCTCGTGGAAACGCTACTGAATGTACACACGCTATTATATTCAACGTTAAGGAAAATATTTGGTATGACACACAGCTTCCTAGATCCCATGGGATATCTGCGAATTTATATACGTATCCGATCATGGCGGATTCGACAACGGTTATTAACCTTGACGCAGAAGTTGACCCAGAAACTAACCAGCGGCCGATAACATATCCTATATGGACCCATGAAAAGGGCAATAACCAGATTCTGTTTAATCAAATATTCGCGATCAGATCATCATTTGAGACAAATATTATGGATCTGTTCGAACAGAATGGAAATGACAGGCAATTACGTATTCGAAGGATTGAACCGAACTTCATCCAAACAGGGGATATGAACGTTAGGGTTATCAATCGCGGGTTCTCTCAGGGAGACCTGCAGCCTTCTCCCCTATATACGTTTAGCCCAGATCAATCAAAAATTGACATGAATGAGATGGGGCGTCTTGTAAGTCTTAAGTTCACGAGCGATACCCAGGACGGTTTCTATCAAATGGGCAAGGTTCTTTTGAATATCGCCGAGGGTGACGTGAGACCGAAGAGTTAGCGTATGACAGCGATAACATTACCTGTAAAGATTGATTTTAAGACATGGGCTCAACAGATAATTGAAGATTTGCCGAATATAGAAATGCCCTTTCCGGGAGAAGAAGAAGACTGGGAAGATTGGGTTTCAAAAATCATTCTGAATAACCCAGGTATAGATGTTCCAATCGCCAAATATCTGACTTATAAGACATCGGAGCATTGGAGAGAGTGGGCTGAGCACTTTGTTGTGATAGTGCAATCCTCATAGCACAATTGATAAATATATCTTTTTGAATATATAATAATAGTCAAGTTATTGTTATACTGTAAAGTAATTACACATTACTTATACTGAGAATAACTTGGACACACAATTCTTACAAAACAATATTCCAGCACCTTATCAACAGAGCTTGCAAGCTGATACTTCTAACCTGGCTAGAGGTGGGAGTGCAAAAGCTCCTAAAATGGTTGTTGCTCACTTCAGCAAAAAAGAATTGGATGATCTTGATGATCTTCGTGGCCACAGTGCCAGAGATTCAACAACAGGTTATCGGGAATACAAAGACTTAGAATATCTCCTGGAAAATCCGCACATCCGCGCTCACATAGAATCGCATGTAAGAGGAAAAAGACGTCACCGAGCAATGGGTGGATCAATGGGCTCCGATATGGCTTCAATGGGTCGTAATGGCGACAATGAAATGGCGCTTATTACCCCTAAAACTGCCCAAATGTTCGACGGTATGGCAGGTCAACAGAGTATTAATCCTCACACCAACAAGCCTGAATACTTCAGTTTAAGTGGCGCTTTTAGCGGCCTTGGTAGCTCTTTAAGTTCTGGATTGTCCAGCGCAGGAAGTGCCATGGGAAGTGGATTATCCTCTATGGGCTCAGGCCTTCAATCTGCTTATACAGCAGCTTCTCCTTACGCCAAACAATTCGGAGAGGCTGCGGCCCCTCATGCGCAGAACTTTGCAGCCCAGATGACACCTCATCTAGCTCAAGGTCTTGGCAATGCAGCGCAATCTTGGGGGCAAGGACAAGATTTCAGAAGTGCTCTCGGCCAAGGGATGAGAGGCGGCATGCAAAGCGGTCTTCAATCCATGGGAAACAATGAGAGTAATCCTGCCTGGATGCGTGGAGCCTCTCAAATGGGCGGCGGCATGATGAATGCCTACAACAATAGACAAGATATGGGCGGTGCTTTCCGTCAACAGCTATCGAATCAAATGCCTGGAATGACGAATTACGGCATGAGCCAGATGGAACAAAGAGGGGCTCCCCAGTGGGCCCAACAAGGCTTACAGGGGATGGGTAATACAGCTCAACAGGGTCTAACTGGTGGAGACTGGAGGGGTGCTGCGCGTCAAGGAGCAGCTAATACATTCGGTGCAGGCATGAATCAAGCTCAACAACAAATGCCTCAACAGTGGCAAGGAATGATGGGCGGTCTTAACCAAGCAGGTCAAGCCGGCATCAGAGGACAAGGTGACTGGAGACAGGGAGCAGGGCAAGCCTTCGGCGGTGCAATGCAAGGCGCACAGCAGAGCATGGGGCAAGGAATGCCGCAATGGGCACACCAAGGCATGGATCAAGGTCGTCAAGTAGGACAGAGCATGTTTGACACAGGAATGCAAGGTGGAGATTGGCAAAATGCTGGGCGTCAAGGTTTAGGCCAGATGGGCCAGAACATGATGCAGAGCTATGCGCCATATGAACAGGGCTACCGCAGCTAATTAAAAACTTTCGGTGAGAGGCAATGTTATGAACCCGGAAATTCTAAACGAAAACGTTCCGTCCCCCTTTGACTCTCAGAAGAGTCCGCAACAACAGGAAGAAATGCCTGTAATTGTTGTTCATATCTCTAAAGATGAAATCAAATCATTAGATGATCTACAAGGGGGGGCCTCTTTCGACGAAGAGACGGGTGTAAGAGAATACAAAGGAATTGCAAAAATCTTCCAGGAGACACCTGAACTCGCCGAGATTTTCGTGGCCGCTGGGAAAGACATTACAGATAATGGAAAGTTAGATAATCCTGATTTTAAGACAATTTATGAAGAAGCGAAGAAAAGGCTTCCTAATTATCAAGAATCTCCTGCTGATTATAATCCAGAAATTGAGAAAGCAGCTGAACTTGGCGAAGGTGGAGACACAGAGCTTGTTATCTTCCCAACCATGTTGGCTGACCTTTTGGATGAAATCAGAGGGGAAAGAAAGATCAATCCTCGTACAGGATTAAGAGAATATAGCTGGAAGAATCTTAAGAATTCATTCTTGCGCGTGGCTGCAACAGTCGCTGGCGGTATAGCTGGAGCTTATGCAGGACAACCTGGGGTGGGTGCCGCTCTTGGAAACTTGGCAGGGCGTATGGCGACGGGGCAGAGTGCAGGCAGCGCTTTCCTGCCAGCCGCTAAGAACTATGGTTACACGATGGCGGCTCAAGGAGCCGCTGGCTTAGCAAACAGCGCCTTTCCAGGGATGGCAGAATCGGTAAAAAATGTCGCAGGGAC